CTTTTGGAACTCTAGAATCCAATCATCAAGGAAAGCAAAAGGATTCTTAATCTTCATATCGCCAATGGCTAAGAAGAACTTATATAGACCACCAGTTGAATCTTGAGCCATAAGAATCTGGCGTGTTAAAGATGCGGCAAGGACATCGTTCTCATTAAGGATTGCAAGTTGCGCTTGTAAGCGGATGCGATCTTCTTCTGACAACTTGCCCTTGAGTGCTGCAATAATCTGAATCTGCTCTAGGTCAAAGACTGTGCCAGCCTTCTTAAGTGCGGCTTGTTTCTTCTGCTCGGCTGTAAGTTTTTTTCTAGCGTCTAGTTCTTTCTTGGTAAGAGCCAGTCTTTCTTTTTCTCTTTTGGCAGCCAAAGCTTCTTGCTGGCGTTCTTGTTTTAAGCGAAGGGCTGTGCCAGCAGGTGAAGCTGATCTATTCGTTGAAGGTGTGCTTGTGCGTGAGCCGAAACGTTGAACCAGAATGCCATCTTCACCTGTTAGACCACCAAGGGTAGTAATGAAATCAACGGCTTTATATAGTTTTAGCAAGCTGTCAATAGCGGTTGCAGTAACCATTGTTATGGTGTTAATGCCCTTGGCAATATTGTCAATAGTTTTTACTGCATCAGAAGCTTCAGACCCGCCACCGATTTTAGCCAAAGCATCAACCAAGCCTTCGCCAATAACTTCCTTGGCATCATCGGCTGCGTTTGTCAGAAGCTGTAATTGACCCACAGGTGTGTCTCGAAGGCTGGCGTTGAACCCTTTGTAGGTTGAGTTAAGAACATCTACAATAGCCTCTGCTCTTTCAGATTCTGTGCCGTTCTTAATCATCTTGCGAGTGTTTTCGTCAATGACAAAGCCTACGCGAGTCAGCGAGGCAAAGTTGCCGTTTAGGGCTTGAGCCAATCCATTTGTCATGGACTTGAACTCTTCTGTTGTAGCGGCTGCGCCCTTTTCTGCTGTTACATAATCAAGGATGGCTGGAGTAAGGGCAGCAATAGTTTTAGCCTGAAGGTTAAAGGTTGCTAATTGAGACTGAACCTGTGTAATGGTATCGCCGCTAACAACTCCTATATTTTGCAAAGCGGCTGCTTGCTTGTTTAGGCTTTCTATTTGTGAGTCAGTAGCACCAACACCCACCTTCATCAAGCGTACGAGGCGGTCTTGCTGGGCTTGCATATCGGCATAGGCTCTAACTGCGGACTTGCCATAGGCAACAATAGCTGTGGTGCTAAGTGCTATACCTAAAGATTTACCGAGCTTGACTGTGCTTTTTTGTAGGTTATTTACGGCTTTGTCAGCTTTGTTAATGCCTGTGGAATCAAGTGTAGTAGCAATACGAATTGCTAAATCGGTCATTCCTGCCATCAGGATTTTGCCCTTCCTCTAAAGTCAATTTCACCACGCGCATTACTTTTCTTCACAACTGACATATTTGCATTTTGTATAGCCTTGACAACTGCTGCTGTGGTTTTGCCCTGATCCTCTGCCCACGCTCTAAACATCAAACGACCTTTAGTTTTGCGGGTTCTACGCCCTGGGCTATTTGACTGCTGTGAGTCAACCAATGGTGGTAGTGCGCCAATAAACTGTTTGCCAGCGTTAGGGTTGGCTGATTTATTAACTTGTTTGCCAGATTCCCAAACTTTTCCAAGTTGCCCTTTGCCAAACGCTCCGCCTGTCCAACCTGTGACGCGTTGGGCTGGTGGTAATCCTTGCGGGTTTTTGCGTCCTGCGGTCTCGTAGATAGCACCAGCAGCAGACTTGTTGAAAATAGTTGCAAGGCTTCTAAAGCCTCGCTTATTTGGCTTTGTAGGAGTTGTAGAATACCCCAAGCCACGTTTCATAATTCCAGTATTAAATGCTCGATATTCCCAAACGCCAACAGGGTTAGCCCATCCAGATAAAGGTGAATCGCTGGGTACAAAACCTCTAGCACGATTGACAACCTTGCGAAGATGCCCAGCAATTTCTTTTTGGGTTTCCTTGGCTAGTTCAGGAGAATACTGCTTAAGAGCTTTGCTAAGTGCGACGGCGTTGTCTAGCTCGACTGGCATCGCTTCGCTCCTTTGCTATGTCCTTAAGTACCTCTATATGAGCCTTAAAAGCCATCGGGGGTAATTCCACGATGGTTTGGAAAGGAACTCCGAACTCGTAACTCAAGCGAGCTACAAGATAGGTGATGGAGTTCCTATCCAGCCTTAGACTAAAGGGTCAGACTCTAAGACCTCAACTGACTTGAGGGTCTCAAGGAACTGTTCCCCGAAAGGCTTGACTGTTTCACCCGAACGTCTAATTGCTTCCCAGCACAGCCAGTACACGTCTGACTGCTTCTGATCTTCAATCAGGGCTTTATGAAAGCCCTTCTTGGCGTATTGCTCAAAGCTGTACTCTAGGAGCGGAGTAATTTCATACTCGTTTACCTGTCCGTCAGCCCTTGTTACTTTGAGTTTTGCCATAGCCCTTATCTCCTTCTTACGCTGTTGTGACTGCTACTGTACCAGAGACGTTCCAAGTTACAGATTGTGTGCCAATGTCTCCAACTGCGCCGTTAATATCGGTGAGGTTATTGACTAGGCAAGTCATTGTGTAAAGTGGGTTTGTCGCTGAAACTACTGCTGAAGTCTGCTTAGCTGTAACTGTTACGTTTGTGCCGTAAGCAGCCTGTAGTGTCTGCAAGACTTCGCCTGTTGCTGTGTCGTTGAGGAAGTCGATAGTAAGTGATGCAGCCTCAAGACCCTTGACAAACTTGTGTCCTGAATCGCCCATCGCTGTTACTTCGAGTTCATCGAAAGTGCGGTTGATTGTTACTGCTGTGACGTGATCAGATAGGTCAACTGAATTGACTGTTAGAACTACGCCATTGTTTAGAAATACTGCCATTTCAGTTATTCCTCATCTTTCTTGGTAGTTGGTTTTGGTGCTGCTTTTACTTCTGGAGTTTGTCCGATTTTCGCAAGAAAAGCGTCTCGCTCCTTTTCCCAGTCGCTCATGACTAGCTCCATTCCGTTAAGGTACTGATTGCGACATCGCAAGCCAGTAAGTCTCCAGTTGGCAGGTTCAGCACTTTAGGGCTGGACACGCTGCCTACGTTGAACACAATGCTCGATGCTTCGAGAAGCTGGAAGAGGCGCACTACATCGTCCTCGATTCCTGCAAGGTTTCCTTGATTGTCCAGTAATGGCACAAGGATAGTAATTGTAAAGTTTGCTAGTGGTGCGATGGCTGTGTAGTCATTATTGCTAGGCACAAGATATGGATCAGCAGGGCTGACAATAACGCTGTTAGCAATAGGCGTAGCAGGTGGGAACGAGAATACGCTCCATTTAGTATTGTCAGTAAGTGCAGCCGCTATCGAGCTGCGAAGGGTGGTTATCGCTGGCATCAGCCCACCATAGAGTTAGGGCTTAGGTAAGGTGCTAGTAAACCCCTGACCCTTGCCAAAAGTTGGTTTGACATTGTATAAGGCGAAGGAGCGTAGCCGTCAATAGATACGCCTTGACCTGTTGGAGCTTGACGCGCTTGCCAGATAGCCACGCTAATCATAAGGCTGGCTTCCTGAATGGCTGGAACTGTTGCAGGATCTAATGCAGTTGCACCCGCGACAGAGCCGTAAGGGTTTGTGTTGTGTTTAGGGCGCACAACGCCATTGTTAATAGTGTAGGTAATTGAATCTTCGCCCACGTTTGTAATTGTGTGGTTGCCGTTGAGGTGTGATTCGTTACCAGTTACAACTACTGTCTGACCAATATAAAAAGTTTCTCTAACGTCATAATCAAAGTACAACGTACCTGTGGTCGCTGTTGAAGCGTGAGCCACGTTGAAAGATGTGTTATTCCAGATAAAAGGAAGCAGCACGTTATCACTAGCATCGCAGACGGATTGGAGAACGCTGTCCGCGTACAAAGTCCCAATTCCAAGAGCTGTGCGAAGCTCTGCAACTGTAGTGAGTGCCATGATTTCCTTTCTAAAGACTAGGGGAGCTGCAAGGGCTCTGGCAGCCCCCCTAGCGACTTAGGGTGTTGCTATTATGTAAGGTTGAACTTACGTACGCCCTTACCTGACTTAGCCAAGTAAATTGCTAAATAACCATAGAGATTAATCTCAATTTCTCCGCTGGTTAGCACATTGACTCTCAACTGGGTCGTAGGGGATTCCCAAACGTACACAGATGATGGAGCAACAAGGAACGCAGAGTTATCTACGATGCCTGATGTTGAGATGTTGTGATCTACGATAAGGTCTGTACCAAGTACGCCGCCTACAACGCTTGTAGCAACTGCGTTGCCTGATGCGTTCTGTGTTGCGCCTTGTGCAGAGTAAAGTGCGCGACCTGTTGAGTCAGCGTATCCTGCGATTGCCGCCCATTGGTCGGTAGATGCAACGAGCTTGTTAGCGAAGTCTCCGCCTGTACCCTTGTATGCGGCTGCGCCTTCTACAGAGATGAATGACTGGAGTCCTGCTGCTGTTGCTGCTGTTGTAGCGGCTGTTGTGCCGTTAGCAACGAAGGCTGCTAGAAGAGCGTTGTCTGTTGCCTTCTCGTATGCCTTGCGAAGTT